GCTCACCCTCTGGTGTCTGGTGGCGTTAACAGCAACCGTCCTGCCACGGCAGCCGATTTGAACGAGACTTCGTTGGAAAACGCCGTCATTCAAATCGCAGCTTGGACAGACGAACGCGGTTTGCTGATTGCAGCTAAGCCTAAGAAGCTGATCGTGCCTCCATCGCTGCAATTCGTTGCAACCCGCTTGCTGGAAACTGAACTCCGCGTCGGCACTGCTGACAACGATATCAACGCCATCAAGAACAACGGTTCCATCCCCGGTGGTTACACAGTCAACAACTTCTTGACTGACACCAACGCTTGGTTCCTGTTGACTGACGTGCCTAACGGTCTGAAGCACTTCGTCCGTTCGCCATTGGCGAATTCCATGGATGGGGACTTTGATACAGGGAACGTTCGTTATAAGGCCCGCGAGCGCTACAGTTTCGGCGTTTCTGACCCACTTGGTGTGTTTGGTTCCCCCGGCGCTTAATCCTTCGGGATTATTTGAGAAGGCCCCCTTGTGGGGCCTTTTCTTTTGCTGTATATTTGTTTAAACCCGGACTTTTCCGGCGTTCCTGACGGCTCCGGGCCGACGACATGCAGACAGGACGCCTCAACTCGCATGTGAGGAATCATCATGGCTCAGACTACTTTCCAAGGCCCACTTCGTTCATTGGGCGGTCTTTATCAGCAGGGACCAGCTTCTATTGTTGACATTACAGCCAGCACCACACTGAGCCCCGAAGCTCATGGTGGCCGCATCATCTCTGTTGGTGGCACATTGGCTGCCGCACTTACATTGACGTTGCCAGCAATTAACGTATCAACAAACTCCGTTACCTCCGGCCCCGGCCAAGACCCAAACACCGTTAACAACGAGGGCGTTGTTTACACAATCTGGGTTCCTACAACGATTGCCACAAGCTCGTTGAAGATTGGCACAAACGGCACCGACAAGTTTGTTGGCTCAATTACCATGAACGATGTTGACACAGACGGTGCAGCGTTGGTTGGTTTTTTTGCCGCCGCTGCCAATGACTTCATTAACTTGAACGGCACCACCACTGGCGGTGTTGCAGGTTCATGGATTCAAATTGTTGCCATTGCTGCCAACAAGTACATGGTTAACGGAACAGTCCTTGGTACTGGTTCTGTTGCCACGCCATTTGCTAACTCCTAATCAACCCAAGGGGCTTCGGCCCCTTTTTTAAAGGAGATTGATTATGGGTATGCAAACTGACGTAAAACAAGGACATCTAAACCAAAGTGGTTTTTTTGTTCTTGGAAGAAACCGCGTTAAAGGCGTTTCTTTTTTTGGTGGTAGTGGAACCTTGGTTTTGTTTGATTCAACCTCAGCCCCAGTAACTTCAAGCGTTACATACGGTCGCTCTGGAACCACGGTAACAATATCCAAAACAGCTCACGGTCTTGCTACCGGAAACATTGTAGGCATTCACTTTGCCGCTGGCACTGGCGGTGCTGCCACCGATGGGAACTACAGCATTACCAGAGTAGATGCTGACACATTTACACTCACAGACATCAACACTGGAAACATCACAGCTACTCCAGCAGCAATTTATGTTAGTGGTGCAAATCGTTGGCTGTTGACCTATGAAACCCACTCTTCCGACGAGTTTCAAAATGCTCCGCTTATCCCCGGCGAAGGTGTGTTGGCGGTAAATGGAATTTATTCCTACATGAGCGGCATTGACGCAGCGCAGATTTACTATGGCTGAAGAAACACGCCCCATGGATGTTGCAGGTCGCAAACTGATGATTGCGATCCCTGCCTACGACGGCAAGTTGAACATCAAAACTTCGTTTGCCTTGGCCGATTTAGTGGTCAAGGCTTCGCAGTTTGGTGTCCAAGTGCAACTGTCGCATCTGTCGGGCTGCTCCCTTATCACTAAGGCCAGAAACATTCTGGTCGCCAACTTCTTGGAGTCGGACTGCACGGACTTCCTGTTCGTCGATGCCGACATTGTGGTGGATGCAGAGTCTGTGCTTCGCCTTCTGGCGCTGAGCACCGGCAAGGACATCACCGCTGGCATGTACACACGCAGAGCCGAGGACCGCAAGTTCTTTTTGGACATCTACATTGACGAGGCCAACACGCTTGAGTTTGACCAGCACGGCATGCTGCGGGTCGAGAACGTAGCTACGGGCTTCATGATGATCCAGCGCCATGTGCTGGAGAAGATGGTTGCCTCGCATCCTGAGTGGACCTACTTCAATGATGTGTACAACCGCAACGAGAGTGCCATGTTTGACTTTGAGTTGACCAATGGGCAGTACGTTGGTGAGGACTACACGTTCTGCAAGCGTGCCCGGGCAAACGGATTCACGGTCTTTATTGACCCAGAGATCACCCTGCCGCACGTTGGCTCTCAAGAATACCACCGCAGTTTCAAAGAAGCCGTGCTGATGCCACTGATCGAGCAGCATTGCACACCCAAGTTGAAAGTCGTCAATGGCTAAGAAAACTCCCTCCCTTGCAATTGGTCGTGGCGAGAAGTTGCCTGCCTCCAAGGGGGCTGGCCTGACTGCAAAGGGTCGCGCCAAGTACAACAAAGCTACCGGCAGCAACCTCAAAGCCCCGCAACCGCAGGGCGGCAAGCGTAAGGACTCGTTCTGCGCACGCATGAGCGGCATGCCGGGGCCAATGAAAGACGAGAAGGGCAAGCCTACCCGCAAGGCGGCTTCCCTTGCAAGATGGAAGTGCTGACATGCAGCAGTTGCTAGACCGGTTTGATCGACTTGAGCGCAAAATTGACAACTTACGAGGCGGTCATGCCCAGCACGAGTAAAAAGCAAGCTGACTTCATGCGTGCGGTGGCGCACAGCCCGGAGTTTGCGAAGAAGGCAGGCGTCCCACAGTCGGTGGGCAAAGATTTCTCCAACGCGGACAAGGGCCGCAAATTTTCAAAAGGTGGCGATATGAAACATTCAGATATGAAGATGGATAAGTCCATGATCAACAAGGCGGTTGGCAAGCATGCCTCAATGCCAGCCTCTAAAGCTCATGCCGGTCTAAAGGCTGGCGGCTCTGTTGGCACAACCAAGATGGGCGCAGTGCGTACCGCTGCTCCAAGCAAAGACGGTATTGCGTCCAAGGGTAAAACCAAAGGCACAATGGTCAAGATGGCTCGCGGCGGCAAAGCCTGCTAAGGAGTAATCATGGCAACAAAGAAGATCAAGCGCTTTCAAGAAGGCGGAGTGTCTGACAAAGACCGTGGACTGGAAGCTTCTAAGGAAGATAAGGTTGGCTTCTTTGAGCGCTTGCGCATGGGCAACATTGATGACGAAGGCTCTGAAGCCTACCGTCGCTTTGGCGCTGGCCGGGGCAAGGCTGAGCGCACTCCAGTGGAAACAATGGCTCCAAGCCCAGTCCGTCAGTCGGCAGAAGCCGCAATGCCAGAACGCAGCCAAGATGATTCTGGCGCGTTCAACGAGGCAGGCTCCGGCGTAGTGAATGACACAAAGCCAGATCGACCCAAACCCGGCGGAAAGCCTCGTGTAAACGTTCAAGCAGAAAAGCCTGCAGCGCCAGCCAAGGCCAGTCCCAAGATGCAAGAGCAAACCTATCGCCGTACAAGCGGAGACATGGGAGAACGTGAGCCAGCCTACACGCGCAAGGGCGGAGCAACGGCAGATGAGATTGCCAGCTATGAGCCCCCAGCCAAAAGGTCAAATTACTCCAATGAAGGTCGTGGTAAAGGCTCTCCAAAATCCCTTGTTGAGCAAATTCCTACAGACAAATCAACAGTGGTTGGAGGCGAGCAGGTAAGTGGATCAGAACTTGGCCGCAATTTTGCAAACACATTGTCTGCTCTTGGCCCCGGCAAATTGGCTGGTATAGGCGCTATCGGCAGGGAAATGCGTGGGGCAAAGGGTGTTCAGGATGCTTACAACAAAGCAGCTACCGCTCGACGCACCAGCGAGATGCGTGCCAAGGCTGACGCTACAAAGTTTACGTCCAAACCCAAGGCTACACAAAAAAACACCGCCAAGAAAACCAAAAAGTTTGATGACGAAGAATCAAATGTTGAGTTTAAACGTGGTGGCTCGGTGTCTAGCGCATCAAAACGCGCAGACGGCATTGCAACCAAAGGTAAAACACGCTGCAAAATGCGTTAAGGAGTTGATATGAACGACATGATGATGAAGAAAAAAGGCCCTCGTGGATTGCAAGATGGTGTTTACACAGAAGACTCCGGCATGCCTCCTCCTCAAGACATCGATGGCGGCTCGGCTCCCAAGCCCCGTAAGCCAAAGAAATACGCCAGTGGTGGCAGTGTTACTCGCGCCGATGGTTGCGTCACCAAGGCCCACACCAAGGGCAAGATGATCAAAATGGCTGGCGGCGGGATGTGCTGATATGAGAGCCAGTCGCGGCATGGGAGACATCCTCCCATCTAAGATGCCTTCCGGCAAACGTAAAGCTCGCCGGGACGACACCGACTTCACGCAGTACGCTGAAGGTGGACAGGTTGGGCTGTATGCCAACATCAACGCAAAGAAAAAGCGTATTGCCGCTGGCTCTGGTGAGAAAATGCGCAAGGTTGGCAGCGCTGGCGCACCAACTGCAAATGCGTTTGTGCAATCAGCCAAGACTGCGAAGAAGTAAACCATGAAGTAACCTGTATAATACCCAGTACGCAACAGGAGTAAGTTATGTACGGGGTTATATACAAAGTGACAAACAAGGTCAACGGAAACTTTTACATAGGCCAGACAAAAATGCGACTTGGTTCTCGGTGGTCAAAGCACAAGCAGGATGCCAGAGAAGGCAAAGGCTGGGTGCTTGCGTCCGCGATCAGGAAGTACGGCGTTGAGTCTTTTTCCATTGAGGCTCTTGAGCAGTGCAACAGTAAGGATGAGCTTAATCACGCCGAAATTAGGCTGATTGCAGCCATGAAGCCAGAGTACAACTCCTGCGCCGGAGGTGGTGGTATTGGCTCCCCAAGTGAGGATGTTCGGAAAAAGATTTCCGCAGCAGGCTTGGGGCGCAAGGCATCGAAAGAAACACGAAAAAGAATGTCTGAGGCCATGAAAGGTCGGGAAATTTCTTTGGAGTCCATTGCAAAAACTCAAGCGGCTCTTGCGCCAAGATATGAGGCTATGCGCAAAGCTAGAATTGAAAAATACGGCACGGACAAGCGAGTTCGCGAGAGCAAAAAATACGTAAGCCCGCACCAATCTTTGTATGATGAGTTGGGCGCAAAAACAACCGCAGAAAAAATATCTGTGCTTGCTAAGTTTGAGTACGCCAACGGCCTTAGAAAAGTCATTTTTGGCCCAGACAATCCAATGTTCGGAAAGCCAAAAGACCCGGCAATCAAGGCAAAACTTTCAGATGCAAACAAAGGAGAGGGCAACCCATACTTTGGCAAATCTCACTCCGAGGAAACGCGCCAGAAAATGAAAGAAGCGCACGCCCTCCGTGCTCCTGTATCATGCCCACATTGCGGCAAGACTGGTCACTTGAACCCCATGAAACGCTGGCATTTTGAAAATTGCAGGAGCAAAGCATGACGACAAGTGGAACAACTTCTTTCAACATGGACTTAACAGAGCTTGTTGAAGAATGCTACGAAAGATGCGGGTCCGAACTCAGAACAGGTTACGATTTGCGCACGGCGGGCCGATCCCTCAACCTTATGTTCTCGCAGTGGGCCAACCGTGGCTTAAACATGTTTACGTACGAGCAGGGGTCAATTAACTTGGTCGCCGGACAAGCGACATACGATCTCCCGGCTGACACCGTGGACCTTTTGGAGCACGTTATTCGCACGGGCGCAGGAAACGCTTCTACGCAAGCTGACCTGACCATCACCCGGATCAGCGTCTCCACCTACGCCACAATCCCCAACAAGTTGGCGCAAGCCCGTCCCATACAGGTTTGGATTGAGCGGCTAACTGATGCGCCGCGAATCACGGTTTACCCAATTCCAGACAACTCGCAGCCCTACGTGTTTGTGTATTGGCGCTTACGCCGCATGCAGGACGCTGGCACAGGTGTAAACACCATGGACATGCCATTCCGTTTCTACGAAGCCATGACGGCTGGGCTGGCTTACCACCTTGCGCTGAAGATTCCCGGCGCGATGGATCGACTGCCAATTCTGAAGCAGCAATATGATGAAGCTTGGGACCTCGCCTCATCCGAAGACCGCGAAAAAGCCGCAGTCCGGTTCGTTCCACGCGCTGCTAGCATAGGAAGCGGTGGCTACTAATGTCAAACCGTTTTGCAGCAGGCCACAAAGCAATTGCCATGTGCGATAGGTGTGGACAGCAGTTTAAACTCAAGCAGTTGAGGACTGAGATCATCAAGCAGCGCAAGTACGAGCTGTTGGTGTGCCCGGAGTGCTGGGACCCTGATCAGCCGCAGCTCATGCTCGGCACGTTCCCGGTGGATGACCCGCAGGCGCTTAGGAACCCGCGCCGGGATACCACGTATTTTGTGTCTGGCTTAAACGATGACGGCAACATATCTGGAGGCTCAAGAGATATCCAGTGGGGCTGGAATCCGGTGGGTGGAGCAAGCCAGTTTGATGCCGCGTTGACGCCGAATGACTTGGTGGCAACGGGGTTTGTTGGTACAGTTACAGTTCAAACGACATAAGGAGCCGATGATGGCTAAATTCAGTCAAAAGATGATGGGCAAAGAAGTTGGTTCTGCCAGCGTTTATGCCAAACCCCACACCATGTCGGGCAAGGTTGTGAAGGCTCAGTCTAACCCCGGCAAAGAGCCAAACGTGAGCAACGCAGATAGCGTCAACATGAGCGTTGGTGCAATCAGCAACCGTCCTGATGGCGGCCCAACCAAGACCAGCGGTATTAAGATTCGCGGTACAGGCGCAGCCACAAAAGGGACCATGGCTCGGGGCCCCATGGCGTAAACCATGAACTACGTCGAGCTTAAAGAAAACATTGCTCGAATCTGTGAAAACGAGTTCACAGAGGCTGAGTACGCGCTTTTTACCGAGCAAGCGGAGCAGCGCATCTTTAACACGGTGCAACTTGCCAACTTGCGCAAGAACGTGACTGGGACAATCACTGCGTCAAACCAGTACCTGCAAGCCCCATCGGACTTTCTGTCGGTATATTCGCTGGCCGTGTACCCTGTGGCTGGCGGTGCGTATGAGTTCTTGCTGAACAAGGATGTCAACTTCATCCGTCAGGCGTACCCAAACCCTGCGACAACGGGCAAGCCAAAGCACTACGCCATCTTTGGACCGCGTTCGGATGACGTGAATGAGTTGAGCTTCATTGTTGGCCCAACGCCTAATGTTGCTTACACCGCAGAATTGCACTACTTCTATTATCCTGAGTCCATTGTGACTGCGGGTGATACTTGGCTTGGTGAGAACTTTGACTCAGCGCTGCTTAATGGTGCATT